AGGCGAAGAAGTATCATTAGCTTGGCAAGCGAAGTCAGAAGACGGAACTATTTTCGTTTCAACAGCTGAAGAATTAGAAGCAGGGGTTGATATTTCTGTTTTAACTGAAGATGGTACTACTATCTTATTACCTGTTGGAACTTATAAGACAGATACAGGAGTATCTTTCAGAGTAGAGGATGAAGGTATTGTTGCTGAAGTTATCGAAAGCGAAACTGAAGAAGAAGTAGTTGAAGAAGAAATGACTGAAGACTTAGCAGTAGTTGAGGACTGGGA